ATTTTTGGTCGTGCTGTTCGCACCAATTTTGGAATTACAGATTTAGATGTAAATTTTGTATCGGATGCTGTAGATTGGTTGCTCAAGAACTACAAGGACTCTGTTGTCTTTGATGAGTTGCGCGAATATATGATGTTGCAGAATTCTCACACCTTCTTTGTTCCTGACACTGAAACTTATCAAGCTGCTATTCCAGAGTGGAAGGATGAATATTCTGCACCTCTTTCTATGAGCCAGTTCAATAATGTTGACCGTAATGGTTTTAAAAAAAAGATTTCTGCTTCTAAACAAGAACGTGATGTTGCATATAAATTAGCTCAAAAGGATCGTTGTGAACGTGAGAAATGTAAATGCTTTGAAGATTTCGTTACTTATCCTCCAATTGCTTCAGAAGAATTTGATCTTTCAGAAGAGGATCGTTTGGTGAACTATAAAAAGGGTTTGCAAGTAGATCACGTTGATCGTAATCTAAATAATCTTGCTCCTGAGAATCTAAAAACTTACTGCCCAAATGCACACAGCGGTAAGACTATGAAGTATGAAGACTATATGCCGAAATGAAAATCTCTATAGTATTAGGTAGAGGTATTGAAGGATGCGGTGTGACCAAAAATGCAGTTGAGTGGGAAACTTGGCTGGAAGATAATGGTCACACCGTAACCGTCTATGCATCTAAAGACAAAAAATGGTCTAGAGACAAATCTCATAATATTAAGAACTTAGTTCATGTTCGATTTGACAATGACGATTTCGATCAAGTTTATGAAGGATGTAAATCTTCTGACATAATTATATTCAGTTCTTTGCCGTCTACAAACCACAGTCAGAAGTGTATCAATAATTTCTCTAAATTATTTGATTTGAATGTTAAGAAAGTATCTTTTCAGCATGATCATAACAAATCAAGCTTGAGAAGAAACGCACAAACTCTTCTTTTAGACTCAATAGAAAAAGTGGATATGATATTTGCACATTCCACAACGAGTGATTTTGCAGATATGGTCAATACTCCAAATCTATTCGACATGAGAGAAAGAGAGATACATTTACGTCAGCCTGCAATAAACTTTGCGGAGCATAAGAAATATCGAAAGACAGTAGACCAGCAAGACCCTAAGCACCATAAGTGGGTTGGAAGAACAGCAAGGTGGAAAGGTTATGATTTAATGTTTAGTTGGCATAATTATCTAAAAGATATTGGTCACCTAACTACATTTGAAGGAATAGAAAAGAGTCCAGTTTTCATAGAGTTCAAAAGAGATTTTGAGTTTCACGATTGTCTAGATTTAAATCCAAATGACGTAGATTTGCAAGATAGGTACGGAGAAATGGCCACTGTTTTCTCCCAATATATAAATGAACAAATGCTGGAAAGAATGTCACGGTGTGGTTTTGGCTATCAACTCAGTATTTTAAATAAAAAGTTTTTAGAAAAATCTTTAGAATTTACTCATTTAGAAATCGTTGCAGTTGGGGCAATACCTGTATTCAGAAAAGAATATGGAGATATTTGTATTCATCGTTACTATGATAAACCCTTAACAGAATTAGATAGTGGAACAATATGGCTTTCTAATGATAATATGAAAGAATGCATAGATTTGGTGCAAGAGCTGTCTGCTAATGAAGAATTAAGGAATGAGTATAGAAATAAATCATATGAGGTATATTCTTATTATGACAGTAAGTATATCATCCAAGAAATGTTTAATAAAATAGGAGAGATTGTAATCAAATGACAAATGATTTTTTAAAAGAAATTACAAAATTAAATGAGTACGCCAGTATTGTTGCTGACGGAACTGATTTTGATACTGATGAATTTATTGATACAGGTAGTTATATCTTCAATGCACTTTTAAGTGGTTCTATTTATGGTGGACTTCCATCAAATAAAATCACTGCATTGGCAGGTGAATCTGCAACAGGAAAAACTTTCTTTCTTATGGGAATGATTAAAAGTTTCCTTGATAAGAATCCAACTGCCAGGGTTTGTTACTTTGAATCAGAAAGTGCAGTTACAAAACAAATGGTGATTGACAGAGGTATTGACCCAAATAGAATAGGCATGTTTCCAGTAACTACAGTTCAAGAATTTCGCACACAGGTTTTGAATATTCTTAATAATTACCAATTAAAAGATGAATCAGAAAAAATACCAATATTTATTTGTCTTGATTCTGTCGGTATGTTATCTACAACTAAAGAAGTAGAAGATACCAATGATGGAAAAGAAACTCGTGATATGACTCGTGCACAAGTTTTAAAGGCTGCCTTTCGTGTTCTGACTCTCAAACTTGGTCGTGCAAAGGTTCCTTTGGTTGTGACTAATCATACTTATGAAACTATGGGATTATTCAGCACTAAAGAAATGAGTGGTGGTTCTGGTCTAAAGTATGCTGCATCTTCCATCATCTATTTGTCCAAGAAAAAAGAAAAGGATGGTACAGAAGTTGTTGGTAATATCATTCATTGTAAAAATCACAAGTCTCGTTTGACTATAGAAAACAAGATGGTTGATGTAAGATTGTCATACAGTAAAGGTTTAGATCGTTATTATGGTTTGCTTGCTCTTGCATTGAAACATGGTATATTCAAATCTATGAGCACTCGTATTGAATTACCTGATGGAACAAAAACATTTGGTAAGACAATTAACGATAATCCAGAAAAGTTTTTTACTGATGAGATTATGGCTCAAATTGATGAAGCCGCAGGAAAAGAATTTAAGTATGGATAATTATATCAGAGTGTATGAAGATGTTTTGGATAAATCTTTTTGCAATTTTGTTATAAAAAAATTTGAATCAAATACAAAACAACATGAAATTATTAAAGATTCTGGAATGTCTTTCACTCAGGTTGATTTTGGTAAACATGATAATTGGGATGTTGAGAAGAATCTAATTTTGAATACCCTAATGCAGTGTGTAGGAAAGTATGCTAATGATTGTAAGATAAAAAATGTTTGGCCAAAGACACAAGGATATGAATCTCTAAGAATCAAACGATATCTTCCTGATGGAAAAGATGAGTTTAAATTGCATGTTGATGTGATGCGCCGAGAAACTGCTAGAAGATTTTTAGTTATGTTTCTCTATTTGAGTGATAATGATGAAGGACAAACTGTATTTTCAGAACAGAACTTTACTTCTAATTGTAAGCAAGGTAATGTTTTGATATTCCCACCACTATGGCCTTGGCGACATGCTGGAAAAAAACCTGTAGTAATTCCAAAATATATCGTAGGAAGTTATTTACACTACATCGATACTTGACATAAATGTAAAGATTCTATATACTATAAATACTTATAACTTTTATACCACATGGAGCTATTGATGTTACGAGTAGTAAATGCAGCAAGACAACTTCGTCGTCCTGTCAGGGAAGATTATGTTCCTCCTGTGGAAAAGATTCAAATAATAAAAGAAAGTTTTAAACAAGCTGCTTTTGACATGGAAGAAGTTATTGTCGCCGCAGCTGGCGGCCCTGACTTTGAAACTGATAGTTTTCCCAACTCAAAAGAAGTTGGTAAAAAAATTATTAATTCCCTAAAACTTACAGGTGTTGGCAAAATGCCAGCTGGTAGCTATCCAGCAACTTCTCGTTGGGCAGAATATTTTAAACCAGGCAAACCGCAAGGTGCTACTTTAACTCCAAAAACTGATTTTTTTATTGGTAAGAAAAAAATCTCCCTAAAGACTGGCGATGCTCAGTTAATGAGTGGTGAGAAGAAAGAAGCATCTGCTACATTTTATGTTGCTGCTGAAGAATCTGGTCAATCACTTGATGACGCAGTAAAAAAATTAGAATCACATATTAATAATCTTTTACCTAATACTGACATGAGAAAATTGGGTATTAAGGGTAATAAAACAGATTTGACTAAAGCTGGTAAATTTGCAGAGATAGAAATATTAAAAAATGCAGACGATGCTCATAAAGTATTTAAAAATGACCTTAGAGCAGCTTTTAAAAGTAATGCAAAATTTGCAGAGGCGTTTACATTTGAAGCAATGACAGGTAAAGAAAAGTTTAACAATGATGGTTCTGCTGATTATTTTTTGATTACAGATTTTAAGGGCAACGCTAAGATAGAAAATGTTACTAGTTCTTCTGATGCTTATGTAAAGAAAATTGCAAAACAAGTTAATCCAGATGTGAAGTTCAAATCAACTCAATCCACAGAATCACAATTGAAGTCACCATCTAACCCCAAAGGTAAAACAGGATATTATACATTCTGGTCTGCTGTTGGTATAGGTGTTAAAATGATTGTTGAAGAAGAAATGAAAAATGGTGACTTGCTTACTGAAGGTTTTTTAGATATATTTAAAAGAGCATGGAATAAAGCTTTAAATTGGGTAAAGAGTTTTTGGAAAAAAATTAAACAAAAAGTTAGTGAATCTTGGGAAAACTTGATTAAATTTATGGCTTTAGAACCAGATGTAGATTTTAACAATACGGTAAAATGGTGAAATGAAAACCTTCAAAGAAATATACGAAGCACGAGTAGTTGATGTTGCTCAAAGAAAGAAGGCCGCCATTAGAATGTCCAAGATGGCAAAGTCCAGTGTCTTTCAAAAGAAAAAAGAAAGAGCATCAATGAAAGTTCGTAGTAGTATT